ATATACCCAAAAGACACGCCTTTAATTACACCGGCATCAGCCATTTCCATCACATCGTTGCCGAGTGTCCAATTACCAAACTTTAGTTCAGTATAGGCTTTAGAATCATCTTCCCATTGCCTCTCCGCGCTTCCCGGTACTTGCTTTTGGTCATGGTTGAATAGAAAATCAATCTTTGGATTCTCTTTCCATGACTTAGTAAACATCCCTTTACGGGATATGTCCCCGGTACGATCAATATTATTGTAGACCGCGTGAGCAACTACAGCGGTACGACTACCGGACGAAAAGTCCTTTAGTTCAAGTGAAACGGATTTGTGTTCCATAGGTATCGAATTAAAAAAACGGGTTATTTTATCATCAGACTCCCGTCTGGATTTCTCTTTGGTATGTAGTTAAGCACACAGCGACATTGAATCGTGTTCCCCTCACTCGCCTCTGGATCCCCTGGAAACATGATCTTTTCCTCGTTCGTAAATGGTTCGTCTAATTCCTTAACCTGACCATTTAAGAGCGCGTGATCGAATTTGTCCTTTGGCTCCCTTCTTACCCTCTTGTCTGTAGCGCTTAACCACTCTTTTTGCACCTCATAAGGCAAAGCCCTTGCACCCTCAATACTTCCTTTCATGGCTCCCCTGTGTGCCTCTGTTCTAGCTATCCTTCTAGCCCTCTTTAATGCTAGCCCATTCCTTAATAATTCATAGGCTATTTTCTCATAACTCCAACCCTCAGCCGCCGCCTTTTGAAATAGGCTTATCATATCATCCCGCAGCGTTCCTATTATATCGGTTACGAATTGCAGGGCATACCGGCCTAAATAGTTCTTAACGGCGTTTAACCATGTCTGACTAATGCCCATTTGCCCTGCCTTTAGTTCCCGCTTCTTTGGCATGGTCTTATATACATACCTAGCCATTGGAACCCCTGCGTTAATGTAGATAGCTGTTATTATCTTCAGCAATTCCTCATCAAAGAACTTATTATCTAACTCACTTAACTTACCCTCTTTATACAGCCCTAAACCATATCGATAAATAGCTTTAATCCGGCTTTCTAATACCGGTAAATACCTTCTCTCAACCTTTACAATTATCTCCTGTTGTTGCTCCCATGTCATTTGATCGGTTTATCGGTCAAAGGATCGGGTGGCAGGTCGTCTATATTAATAGCAGCGTCCTCTAGCGGCTTATAACCACTAGGAACCCATTGTGTATCCATAAGCGGGTCGGTGCTTAATTCGTAGCCCCTTAATTCTCTTTTTTCGTTTGGTGTGATTTCCCAGGCATCTTTAACAGTAGTAAGCATACGCTCCATGTCGGCCTGTAGGTCTGGTATTTCGCTGTAATCAGCGTCTATGTAGTGTGTCCCCTGTATCCCGAAAGCGGGGAGGATCTGACTATTTAATTGACTTAGTAAGCTAGACCATTCGCCCATTATCTTATCGGTGTAAACTTGGGCGCGGTATTGTGTGATATTATTATTCGCTGATTCTGTTAAGTCCCATATTCCCGGCGGCGCGTTGTATAGTTGAGCGACTTGTGTTACGCTGAATTTCTTAGCCTCGATTAACATCATATCCCGGGTACTCATAGACAGGTCGAAGAATGAATACTTACCCGCTCCACCCGCAAATGTTCCACTATTCTCAGCCCCGTTTATACGTTCATTAATCGTTGTGATAATCTTGCTTATCTGTTCGGGTGTTAGGTCTGGATCCTCAGCCATTAGGACACCATTAGCGCCCCTATTCTCAAACGTTGCCTTATACGCTGCATCCATAGCCGCAATGCCCTCTAAATCGTTGTAACCGGCTGTTAATGGTGATTGTCCCCTAAGATGTATATGCGTAGTAGAATCGAAGTCAAAGCGCGGGTATTTCCATAAGATAACGTCCTCTTTGAACAGCGGCCTAAGTTGCGGTAATTGTATCACCCATTCCTTAATACCGTACACATCCTCAGGATCCGGTACCAACAGCATCAGCCCCGGTGGAACGGGTAGCATTTCTAACACAGGCTTATTGATATTGCCCTCGTTACCTTCACCCCTGTTCAACCAGATAAAGCCCTCGCCCTTTAATAACTTAAACCCGTATAATGTTTGCAGGAAACCATCAGAACTAAATGCCGGCGAAGGGTTCTGTAATAACCTGGAAAGGTCGCTATTCTCATCCACCTGCTCGAGTGCCTTACGTTGTAGCTTACGCGCTTTTAAGTAGTTTGATGGGCGCTGGAATTGGTGAGGCTGTAAACGTTTATACGCCTTCATAGCGTCCTTATCCTCGATCTTATACACCCTGATAGGAACATTGGCGAACTTTGCCATTAGGTAGGAAACAACCGTGTAAACAGCGGATAAACTAGTATAAGCGTTATCCTGTCGATAGGAAACGCTTAGAGGTGTTAACACGCCCTGCACCGGGCGGTTAACTAGGATATTCGGATTTAATGCTTTTTGCTCCTTCTTAGGGAGAAAAAAAGAAAATAGCCCCAAAATGTAATCTTTATGTAAATATAGAATTTTTCTATCGAAATATAGATTTTATCTATAAGGTCCATTTTATTAGCAGGTTATTACTGTCGTATTTAACGACATCATAGCCTAGCCCCTTTAGCCTTTCAATTAATGTGTCATTAAAATTACCCCTAAGATAAAACGAAGTAATACCCTGTTGCCTAGCCTTAGGTATGTTTGACAGAATGTAATCCATTTGTCTTTCGTCCTTATCCATAGTATTAGTGTTATACTGCAAAATAATTAACCTTAGGTTGCAAATGGGTGTGAATAGCGTAACGTGTCGCGTCAAGCAAATCATCATTAGCCTTTACCGGCTCTTCAATAACATTGCCTTCCTTGTCTAGTTTCCACTTATACGATCCTATCTCGTTAATCAAGTTCTTTCCGTCTAATACTAGCGGCTTACCCTTAACCGTGAGTATCCCCGCCCATACATCCTTAACAGCGGGTTTGATATTCACCCCGTACCTATAGATTTCCTCTATACTTTTGGGTTCCGCTGCATCAGCATATACCGGCGCTCTGCCAATATTCAGCCCCTTTACAAAGCTAGCCATCTCTGTTAGGGTCATACCAGACCGATACAATAGTTCCTCGACATACATCGTTCCCTCGTAGTGTTCCACACGGACCATTGCACAGGGGTGGACGTAACCAAAGTCTAATCCGTAGAATATATCGCCCTTACCCGGTCCCCGTCCTTCTTTCCAGGCTGTATAGATTGTTTCTTTACTGGCTCCCCTTAGCCCTAATCCGTAAACTTTCCATAGAAAGTCATCGGGTAAGTCCTGATAACCCTCAATTACCCCTATTTGGTTAACAGACAGGTTAGATAGGTTATTCCGATAAGTGCTATGAATCTTCTTATTTCGCGGATCGTCAGCTACCTTGTACACCCAACTGTTAAACTCCGACGGGTTAAGGTCGAGTATTATTTGCCCGGTAGTCCTCATGGCTAGTTGATCGTATAGGCTCTTACTGATTAGGTTAGCCTCGTTAATGAACAGAATATCACGGCCTGGACCATGCGCTTTACTAGGGTCCTCTAGCCCAATGAGTTCAATATAACTACCATTGGCGAACTTGTAAACAAAGTCCGTATAACTGAAATCAGCATCGTTCCATATATCCCAACCCTTCATAATAGCGGTAAAATCCCTATACACTCCCTTCTTTACATGGGGCAATGAATGTGAGCAAACGGTAATCCTTGTGGGCTTAGTACAGGCAATAGATATAAGTAGCTGAATAATGCTATAGCTTTTCGAGGATCGGGAACCGCCTTCATTAACTATAACCGGCCACCCCTCATCAAATGCCTTCTTATTGGCGTAAAAGACAGGGGTTACTTTTACAGGTGTGACCATGTATTAATCTTCTATCGGGTCACAGGTCTTATCCGGCTCAAATACGAAAGTTGGCATCTGTACAGCTACCTTAGCGCTTATCTCTGTCGGTATCAGCTTTGCTGCTATGTTGTAAAAGTCGCGGGGATGGTCTTTGGCGAACTGCTCTAACTTAACCTTTGGATCCTCCTGTATTGCGTTAAACACCTCTAACACGGTTTCCTTTACGGTTCGTGTTAGTTTGTTTTGTACGCCCTTTGGCCTACCGCCTTCACCGGGTTTGAATTGTGTGTCTTCACTGGGCATCCTATCTAATCCCTATTTTTAGGGTAAAGTTAATCAATTTTCTCTATATCATATAGATTCTATCTATGAGGACCATCCAACCTTTACCGGTATGCGTTGTTCAAATTCAAACCATTGGCCGGATAGCTGTTTATTCTCTCCCCA